CCCTGAAACGAACAACAGCAATTTGGTGCGGGGCAACGCTGTGCATGGTGCCATTGAATGGTTCGGGGGGGAGTGGATCGAAACGAATCGGCTTCCTGATGCGGGAGACTTAATCGAGTTTGGGTTAAACGAGTTCGAACTTTTCGCCAACGAAGATGGGACAGTGTGGCATCAAGATGCCGAACAAGTGGAAGGTGCGGTGCGGGGTAACCTCGACATGTGGTACACGGAGGTACTCCCACAACTGGACCGTCCCACTGATGTGGAGCTTTATTTCAACAAAGTCCTTTACGAAGACAACGACCGTGTAATTCGTCTTTCTGGAACCTGCGACTGGATCCAAGATGAATGGCTAGTTGATTGGAAGAACCCTTCAAAGGCTCCTCGGAAGAACGAAATGTGGATCAAACATCGATCCAATTTGCAGTCCCATGTGTATACGTGGGCGTTAGAAACACCAAAATTTTCTCTGTGTCATTTGTCGCAACCTGACGTGGCTTGGACCCATATGGAACGGGGCCCCCAGGACCATGCGGCACTCACGGATCTATGTCTTTCTGTAGCAATACAGATAGAAGCGAACCTACCATCCGCGATTCAACAGTGGGATTCATGGTATTGTTCACCGAAGTGGTGCGGAGCTTGGGACACTTGCCGAGGCAAGTTCTTGGGTGAAGACCCTTTCTAGTCAGCCATCCACAAACGATAGGAGTAAGCATGGCTAGCGATTACAACCCTTCAACAGGGATTATTCAAACAGCCGCCCATGTGGCGGGTCGGATACACGCAGGTTCAGGCAATCAAGACGCTTGGGCTGCTTCATTCGAATCTATTCTTTCGGTCCTTCTGGAGGAGGTCGAAGATGTGAATTCGAAAAGCGTTGCGTCTACTACGGGAAGCGTTTCCAGGTCTACGGGTAACGCAACTCCAACGTTAGCTACCCCACCTACCAGTGGTGATAGCAGCGGCTTCCTCCCTAACGGGGAGAAGCAATCAATGTGGGATTTCCTTTGGGAAAACCCAAGCACAGTCTTCAACAACTACGGAGACAGTCGGTCGAAGTCTGGTGGCGGTAAAGGCCCCGATTTCAAATTCCGCAACGACTGCGGGAATGACACCTACAAAGGAGAGGGGCTGTGGACTGACAGCATGCCTTCTGCTTTTCGCACCGCTGAAGGTATCGTAGAGTTTGCCAGCAAAGGTCAAGCGCTCGATGCCCTTAGGGAGCGAGTAGGATGAGCGAAGGGCCGACACTGTTAGAAGCCTCCCTAATTGAGTCACTCATTGATGAGCGACTCGACAATGTTTCGGAAAGCCAGTCTCCAGGTCCCGAAACATCTTCTTCGGTGTCGGCCCCCACCTCCCTTATCGAGCCCACCGCTACAGCTATAGACGGGTGGCTTGATTACTCAGAGAACCCGCAGTCACGTTGGATGACGGGGTTCCACAGATTGGATGTTCTTACCCGTGGTCTGGGCCGTGGGGAAATGATGCTGTGTGTGGGGCGCAGCCACTCAGGTAAATCCCAGTTCCTTTATCAAGCCATCGTCAACACCGTGATGAACCAAGACGATGCACGCATACTAATTTTCTCTCCTGACGAACCAAGAGAACTAGTAGTAGCGAAACTTTATTCCATCATGTTTGGTGTGAACGGGGCAGAGGTCGAGCATGCGCTACGCAACGGCGACCCCGAAGTCAAAAACCATTTACAAGAACTTGGGGAAACAGGAAACATATTTGATCGTTTGATTATTCACGATGGTTCTCCGAGTTTCCGAATCATGCACGACGTGATGTTCGAAGCCGAAGATTACTGGCAGATGTCAACGACTATGGCAATGGTCGACTACCTCGAATTGTTGGTACCAGATGCGAAAGAATCAGGAAGCCAAGCTGTTATCCGTTTGGCGCAAGCCTGCAAACGATGGTGCAAAGAAGCTGATCTGCCCCTTGCTGTGGTTCACCAGTCAGGAAGAGCGAACGAACGAGGAACCGCTGGAGGTATCTCTGTTGCTCGATACGGTGGAGAACAAGAATCACATCAAGTCATCGAGATCTACCGTCAACGTGACCAGAAACAACTAACCGCAGGCCAAGCTGCTTTCCACAAGAACTCAATAAATGTGAATCTGGTTAAGAACAAGCGGCCACCTAACCGCCTCGAAGATCTCCTCTACTACATCGACGAGGACTGTGGAGCTATTTCCGAGTACACCACAGACCGAGAACCAAGTTATGAGTTCTGAATGGGTGGAGCGCAGCAAATGGATTGCCGAAGGAATTGAACGAGGATGGGTGAACCCTCCAGTGTGCTCAACTCATGAAGATTTCATGTCTGAAGAAGAACTTGAATTGTTTTGGGAAGGGTCCGACCCATGCATAGTGGTAATGAGGATCAATGAGTGACGCAGAACTAGTCAAACGCTTCGCTGAACTTCACCAAGGTGGAGCAATAGCAGATCTATATGGGGGAGGGGTACGTCCTCGCAAAGACGCCGCAGGAGCCCCAACAGGACACAACGGCGCATCCTGGTACATCAACGTAGAAGCACACCTCTTTGGTGAGGAACCTCTAGCCGTGTATCCGATCTTGCGTGACGCAAACGAACTCTGGTTTGGTGCAATCGATTGGGACATAGGCGACAACGATTCCCTGGTCCACGCCTACAACGTAGAACAAGCCCTCGCTTACCTAGATATCAACTCGTTTGTTGAAATGTCCAGGTCGAAAGGCGTTCACTTGTGGATCTATGTTGACCAACCAGTTAAAGCAGAGCTTATGAGAAACGCTTTAACTTCCATCTGCGATGTGGTTGACGCCCCAACGACAGAAGTGTTCCCTAAACAAATATCGTTAGAAGGCAAAACCTTTGGGAACTGCATCAGGTTGCCTTACCCCAAGGTCCGCTCTACGGGCCGCCAGGGCGTCCGCAAAGGCTCCTGGTCATTACCCCTTGAAGATTTCGTTGAGGCCGCATATGGCAGCAGAACCACTGCAGAACATCTCGAGAAAGTAGCTTCGCTAGCTAAACCCAAACCGAAGCCCGCTCCATTAACACGGAAACGAATAAGTTCTCGACGAGAATACCCAGTCTGGCTAAATGACATGATGCGCTACGGACCATCAAGAGCAAGACCGTCAGAAGATCGATCAGGTGCACTGTGGTCAGTAGCGGTTGGGTTGGCTTTCGCAGGTCACGATCCGAAAGAAATGAGAGAACTCCTAATTGACTGGGATTTCCAATGGGGCCAGAAATACACAAACAGGCACGACGCTGACCTACAATACGAAACGTTAGTTTCGAAAGCGTTAACCCACGCTCAAGAAGAACAACAAAAATTCAAACTCAAATTTAAGGGCAGCAATGACGGATCTTGAAGGAAGCTACTTTGTTCACGTCACCTCGAGGCCGAAACCTAAAGAACGGCCCCGCATGACAAAACGAGGACACGCTTTCACCCCCAAAGCAACACACGAAGCAGAGAAATGCATTCACGACGCTTGGGAAGCCTCAAAGAACCCGACACTAGAAGGCCCCGTGTCAGTCACTATTGTTTACAGCAAAGAAAGCACCTCGATCTGGGTTGCCCCATTCAGCTCCGACACCAAAAATTGGGGCGGCGACGTAGACAACCTAATCAAACTCACCCTTGACGGACTTCAAGGTGAGGGAGGCGCTTTCCTCAACGATTCTCAAGTTCGTCGAGTGGATGCGATTAAACTATGAACTACTCGTTAGCGGAACGTTTCAACGGGACATGGGGGGACATAGCCGAAGGGCAATTCGAAGCCCACTACCCGAACGCCTTACGTTATGGGTTGAACAAACCACCACTTGGTTGGGGGGTCGAACGGCTTCCTCTAATGATGCGGTACACCCCCGACTACATCCTCCCAAACGCCTTAGTAGAAGTTCAAGGCTTCGGGAAGAACGGATTAAAAATAAAGTTCGAGAAGCTAAGAGCCCTCGACCTGTGGAACCAACAGCTTCCCGTATATTTTTGGCTGTGGAGTTCAGCCAGATCTGATAGTGTATGGGTACCCCTTGAAGGGATATGGGAAATTATCGATGGGAATAAAGTCACATTGGATTCTTACAACGACACAAAACGCGGCAAAGCGTATATCAAGATTCGGCCTGGGGACCTTCCGTGGGATATCCATGCCAGCCCGTCGGTTCGCTAGAACTTCTAGCCGTTCAAGACGGGTTCAGCCAAGAGATCCACTCGAGGGCTGGTGGATGCCACCAGACGAACGAATCGAACTAGCGGTTGACGAAGAACTCGAAGACGCTGTAGCTGAAGCTTTGAAGCATTGCTGCGAAGATGAGATCGACCGAATGGTTGTCGAATCTTTATTCATGGCAAGCTTATCGCTACGCAAAGCAGAACAAATTACAGGAATACCGAAAACAACTATTGCTCGTCGCCGTGACGGGCTAAAAGTTCGTTTAGCCACTTTCTTGAAACAAGAACCAAGTGTTCAAAAAAGATTGGTCACGGCTCCTGAACGTCAGAAGCAATATCTATAAATTCCATGAAGTGGCCAAGCCACCCAGCTACAAACGAACCCGCATTCATATTTCCATCCTGAGCGTCTTGCCACGCACAAACGAGTTCGCTTACTTCCTCAGGGGAAAACACTAAAAGAATACCTAGCTGTTCTTCGTCCTCTGGACTGTTCTTGACCCACTTGGCGTGAGTCCCATCGTCCATCTCGAAGATATTGCGATTACGAAGAAACTCTTCTTCCACATCACTCTCGAGGGCTTGGCCTCCTTCGGCCATCCACGAAGCCCATCTCTCCTCGAGATCTTCCACAGTTTCAGCGTCCAAGCCTGGTTTTGGCAAGAGATTTGACGGAAGCGATTCCTGCTGCAGCCATCGCTGTTCCAGCCGCTTTGACGCTTGAAACGTCAGTAACAACAAGAATAGCAAGGCCAGCCTCGATGGCTGTCCAGATTGTTCGCTCAATCCAATCGCCCCAATCCATTTTCTTATTCATTTCAGTCACTTCTTTTTTCTCCTATCTCCAAAGGCATACTAATACCTCGAAGAGCGTCGCTTGGGTTTCCTCGAGGGCGTCTTAGGCTTCTGAGGTCGTTTAAGTTTATTGGGTTTTTTCATTTGCCGAACGGACGACCGCCATGCGCTTGATTTCCAAGTGCAGTGGATCGGAGATAAGAAGCATCAGCTTTCGCCTTAGCAGCCATGTCAGCCATGTTGTCAACCGACGACGAATCGTATGGTTGTTCATCAGCAT